ATTCGTACACTGCAAGATAAAGAGTTCTATGATGCACACAAAGGTATTCGGTGCCCAGACACACTGTTTAGCAAAGACATTCGTAAGATTAAACAGACACTAGATTATGCTATCAAAACATTTGAGCGTAGTGTTACTGTAGCTGAACTTGAGGCGCTGTTCTTTGCTCACAATAGTAGCATTACTACTGCCACAAAGTTGGTGTACCTTGAGCTATTCAATAAGCTTAAGAAAGAGCAGCCAATGCATGGCGAGATCGCTGAGGAAGTTATGTCTCGGCTATTTCAACAGGTAGTTGGTGAACAGGTAGCAGCCATTGGCTTTGACTATGTTAATGGCACAGAGACTAGCCTAGAGCCACTACGTAAACTGATTGAGTTCTACAACGATGACTTCTTACCCAACCTTAAGATTGAGTGGGAGGATATGTCCATTGAGAGTCTGCTTGAGAAAAACGGTAAAGAGACACAGTGGAAGTTCAACATCCCATCGCTGCAGCGCCGTGTAGAGGGCATTAGTGGTGGCCACCTCATTATGTGTGGTGCGCGTCCTAACGTAGGTAAGACAAGCTTCCACGCCTCTCTTATTGCAGCAGAGGGTGGCTTTGCTAGTCAGGGTGCTAAGTGCATCATTATGTGTAACGAAGAGGCATCACACCGTGTTGGTGCTAGATACCTAACAGCAGCCTCAAATATGACACTTAATGAGGTTAAGGAAAACCCCGCACTTGCAGGGTCACGATACTACAAGATTAGAGATAACATCCACCTAAAAGAGTGTACGGGCCGTGACCTATCGTGGGTAGAGTCTATTGTTAAAGCGGAACGTCCTGACATTCTTGTACTTGACATGGGTGATAAGTTTGCATCACGTAGTAGTGATAAGTCTGATGTGTATCTAAAAGATGCGGCTATCTATGCACGTAACATTGCTAAAGAGTATGGCTGTGCTATCTTCTGGATGTCCCAGCTTAGTGCTGAGGCGGAGGGCAAGGTTGCAGTAAACATGTCGATGATGGAAGGATCAAAGACGGGTAAAGCAGCAGAAGCAGATTTGATGTTGCTTCTTAGTAAGAACTCTGTTGTAGAGGGTGCAGAAGATGAGGACTCGCAACGCCACATCAACATTGCTAAGAATAAGCTTAGCGGTTGGCATGGTATTGTTCACTGTGAACTAGATGGTGAACGTGCAATCTATAAAGCTTAAGGAGACAAAGTGACAGCCTATATCCTAGACGTTGAGAATACTACATGTCGTCACCACGATAAGCTACACCTCGACCCCTTCGAGCCTAGCAATACGCTGACTATGGTTGGTATGCAGCGTGTAGATGATGGGCGACAGCTACGACTACCGTTTGACCATAGTGAAGCACAGGACATTGAGGGCACTAATCACAAGCGTATACAATCTACGCTAGATCGCTGCACATTGCTTATTGGACACAACCTACAGCACGACTTGATGTGGCTGTGGGAGAGTGGCTTTAAGTATGATGGTGAAATATACGATACCATGCTTGGTGAATACCTACTGCTGCGTGGTATGGAGGGTCTGCTATCCCTTGAGGCTTGTGCTATTCGTCGTAAGCTTCCACTGCAGAAACAAGACACACTTAAACAATACTTCAAGGAAGGAGTAACAACACGTGATATACCTCTTAGCGAGCTTAGCACCTATCTTAGCTACGATCTTGGTACTACTCGTGAGCTATATCTTGCTCAACTTAATGATTATTCGCAAGACTCGTCGTCGTCATTAGTACCAGTACGTGACATCACTATGCAGACATGCGTTGTTCTTACTCGTATGTATTGCAATGGCTTTTCCGTAGACTTAGATGCACTGGCTGACGTTAAGCTTCTGTTCGAGACTGAGCTTGCAGATATTGAGCAGCGGCTGTATAAGCAAATCCGTAACCTCATGGGCGACACACCTATCAACCTCAACAGCCCAGAGCAGATGTCACAAGTTATCTTTAGTCGTTCTATGAATAGTAAGAAAGATTGGGCTGGATTGTTTGAGCATATCCGCACACCAGCAGAGTTCAAGGCCGCTGTTAAAGCTAATAGTTCTGCTATCTACAAGACAGTTGCATACCAGTGCCCTACATGTGAGGGTAGGAAGTACACATACAAGACTAAAGCTAATGGCCAACCATTTGCAAAGCCTAACAGGTGCAAAGACTGTGATGCTGAGGGGTTTAAGCTTCGCAATACTACTGAGCTAGCTGGGCTTAGGTTTGACGCACCAAGTAAAGAGTGGGCATCAGCTAATGGCTTCTCTTCTGCTAAGGATAACCTCTCCGTACTAATTACAGTTGCGATAACTAATGGTATGGAAGATGCTAAGAACTTCCTGACGGACCTACAACGTATGAATGCTGTGTCTAGCTATCTATCCAGCTTTGTTGGTGGTATTGAGGCATATACTAAGCAAGATGGTATGCTTCACGTAGGCCTGACACAACACATCACTGCCACTGGACGCTTTAGTGGTCGTAACCCCAATATGCAAAACATGCCACGTGGTGGTACATTCCCTGTTAAAAAAGCCTTCAAGTCTCGCTGGGAAGGTGGCAAGGTTATGGAAGCTGACTTTGCACAGCTTGAGTTCCGTGTTGCTGCATTCCTAGCCCAAGACGAATTGGCTATGGAAGAGGTACGTACAGGCTTTGACGTTCACAGCTATACTGCTCAGGTTATTACTGATGCAGGTGAACCTACGACACGACATGATGCTAAGGCTCATACGTTTGCTCCGCTGTATGGTGCTACAGGACACGGCAGAACACCAGCACAGGCTGCTTACTACACACACTTCATTGATAAGTATGTTGGCATTGCAGCATGGCATAAGCGTTTGGGTGACGAAGCCATTCGCTTTGAGAAGATTACTATCCCTAGTGGTAGGCAGTACGGCTTCCCTGGTACTACTCGACGTAAGAACGGTACTGTTACTAACTTTACTCGCATTAAAAACTATCCAGTACAAGGTTTTGCTACTGGTGATATCGTTCCTGTTGTGCTAGTAGAGATTGATAAGCGTCTTCGTGAGGGTAACTTTCTGACGCTACTTGTTAACACCGTACATGACTCTATTGTGTTCGATGTACACCCCATAGAGATTGATCGTATGATTACCTTTGTAGATGATATGAACCGTGATCTACACCAGATTATCCTCGGCGCTTTTGGTATTGACTTCAATGTACCACTTCTGCTAGAAGCTAAGATAGGTGATAACTGGCTAGCACAGAAGGATGTTAAGAAATGACTGAGATTATTACTGTTGCAGTAATATCACTACTAGTATTACTTGTGTATGTAGCAACAATTGACGATTGACAAACACCACCAAACTGAGTATAACTAATTCTCCGCTAAAAGATACAGTGGAAGTTAACAACAAAAGGAACTAAAAATGAGCAACGATATCGCACTTCTCAACGGCACCTTTGAAATGGGTACAGACTTGGCAGCAATGCTAGGCTTTAAGACGGGTGGTGGTGAACAGGCTAGCACCCTCGCAGAGCTTAAGCAGTTGTATAAGGCTGTTAAAGGTGAAATGGAACACAAAGGCAAGAAGATGGCTGTGGAAGTAATTCCAGGTGGTAGCTACTCCTTGACCCTAGCTGATGGTTCCACGGTATACTCGGATACTGCTACTGTTCGCATCTTCATGCAGCGCTACCAGTACCAACGCTATGAGAAGTTTGCAGCAGCAGTAGAAGGTAAAGACGGTAAGATGTTCCGTTCCGTTATGGCTACCAGCTTTAACGTAGGCGACTTGAAGGACAACTACGGTGGATTTAACTGCGGGCGTCCAGGTGGTTACATTAAAGATTACGACTCTTTGACGGGTCCATTGCGTGACATTGTTAAGAATACGAAACGTGTTATGGTTATCTTTGGTTTTGTTACATTGGACAATCCAACAGATGAAGCTGGAAATGCAGTAGACAATCCAGGCACTCAGCCGTTCTTCATGCGTATCAAAAATGCTAAGAGCTATAAGAATGTCGAAGGCATTGCTAAAACTCTGATGAAGCAGAACCGCTTGCCTATTCAGTATAACGTCAAGTTTACGAATGACTCTGTTCCACTGCCAAACGGTGAACTGAACTTCTTCGTTGTAGTGGAGCCTCTGGCTTCTGTTGATTTGACTGCAGAAGATCAGCAGGCAGTTAAAGACTTTATGGCATGGATTGAGTTTCAGAATAGCTTTATCTTGAAGCTGTGGAGTGCAGTGCATGAATCTGATATGTCTGAAGAAGACAAAAATGTTCTGCAAAACTTTATTCAGATTGAAGATGTTTCCGTAGAAGAACAGGAAGACATCTAATGAATCATCCAGCAGAGGTAGCTCTTCATATGCTACTTCAGTCTGTTGCTTCGGGGTCGGGTGATATCAGCGATGATATCCTCGACCAAGTTGCCGCAGATGTGAAGGAAGCACTTAAGCGTCAAGTCAGTAGCCCCTCACGTAAGGGTAACTTCAAGCTGCGGGTATCTAACCTAGGCCGTCCAACATGCCAGTTGTGGTATGATAAGAATAAGCCAGAAGCAGCTACTCCAATGCAGCCATTCTTCCTTATGCAGATGCTTATCGGTGACGTAACAGAAGCTGTATTTAAGGGCTTGCTACGTGCAGCAGGTGTAGACTTTGGTGAGTCTGAGACTGTGTACCTTAAGGTAGGCGATAGCGAAATCCGTGGTAGCTATGATATGATGCTGGATGGTGCCATTGATGACGTTAAGTCTGCATCACCTTGGAGCTACACGAATAAGTTTGATACCTATGAACACATGGAAGCAGGCGATAGCTTCGGCTATATTGCACAGCTTGTAGCTTACGCTAAGGCTAAGGGTGTTGAGGTAGGTGGCTGGTGGGTACTGAATAAGTCTAACGGTGAGTTTAAATATCTTAAAGCTAATCCAGATGTAGACAAGGTGCTCAAGCAGATTGAGAATACTGTAAACTACATCAATAACGATGAACCATTCAAGCGTTGCTTTGAAGCAGAGGCAGAGACATTCTACGGTAAGGCTACGGGTAATCTTGTAGTTCCTGATGCGTGTCGTTTCTGTAACTATCGCAAGGACTGCTGGCCAGATGTACGTGAGTTGCCAAAGCTTGTTACTAAGGCTTCTACTAAGGAGGGTGCTATGACTGAGTACGTATACGTTGCACCTGAGCACGAGGCTAAAGCACAGGGCTTTAAGTGAAGCACAAGCCAGGATATTACGTAAGAGAGAACCGCTATACGGAATACATCCTGCATGGACCGTATGACACCGAGCAACTAGCCAGAGACAACTTACCCAAAGATGTTGTCAAAGGGCTTACAGTAGATTGGGTAACATATTGGGTATCACAGATACATGAAACCAAAGACACAGCGTAAACACGTTGTAGCTAAATATCGCAGTGGCCTCGAAAAGGAGGCTGCTGCTTTTTTGTCTCAGCATGACATTGGCTATAAGTATGAAGCTTATACAATTGAGTGGGAAGACCTTAGCTACAGGAAGTACACACCAGACTTTGTTTTAGACAATGGCGTTATCATTGAGACTAAAGGTATGTTTGATGCAGATGATAGGCGCAAACACCTTGAGGTAAAAAAGCAACACCCTGAGCTAGATATCAGATTTGTTTTCAGTAATGCAAAAGGAAAGCTTTACAAAGGATCAAAGACCTGCTATAGCAAATGGTGTGAGGATAACGGGTTTCAGTGGGCGCATAGAGTAATTCCACAATCATGGCTACTAGAAACTGGTACACCTATTACAGATAACGTAAAACTTAAAACACAAAGGAGAGACAAGCTATGACAGCCTTCATGCTAGCGTTAGCTATTTTTATTCCATTCCAATTTATCTTTATCGCACTTCGCCTTATGAATAGCGCACGAGCAGATACAATTGATATTGTAGTACTTCAAATGATGGTATTTAATATTATCTTCACCTCAACCTATTACTTGATTGGATAAATAGATGAGCAACAATAATAGCAACAACAAGAGTGTCGGGCTTAAGCGTTTGACTAAGCCACACAGTGTACCAATGAAGACTGCCCCTGGTGGCAAGGATATGGTACGAGATAACAGTAAGCAGCGTCTCTATAAAGTGGCAGGTGAAAAGTGAATACATATGACAGTGACGATGAAAACAATATGTACTCCATCATGCTTGTGCCATACTTCGATGGAGAGCAGCTTAACGTAAGGGTTGGCATGGCCTTCCCTAGTGTAGATGATCCTGAGGATGATACACACGTTGATATGATTGCTACACTAACCTTCATGGCTACAGCATTTAAGCTGATGCAGTCAGATGAAAAGTTCGCTAAGAAAATTCTAAAGCACAATAAGGCCACACTTGAAGAGTATGAGTTCGCCCACAAGAATGCTAAGGCTGAGCCAGAGCTTCCCAAGAAAGAATACTTAGACGAAGCTAAAACAATCATCAAGCCAACATTTGGTAAGAAGGGTAAGTAATATGACAGAGAAGAAATCTACCACATCTGATGGTGGATCAAGTACCTACTATGACTTTCCTGTGGGTTCTGTAACCCTAAACGATGTCATGGAGTGGCTTGCCCAAACTAGATGGGGAGGCGACTCTCTGCACCTAAAGGACATCTTTAAAGCTGCGTGGCGGTGGGGAGAGAAGGCTGGTACAACTAAGGCGTACGATGCACGTAAGATTATGTATTACGGAGCACGGTTGCTTATGATGTATGGCGGCGTACAGGCCCTACGTGAGACACTAAAAGATATGCTAGAAGATAAACAATTTAATACGAGGAACTGATATGTCTAAGTTTGATACGAGCGATGCAGTATGTGAGTTTATCCGTGCATTTGATGCATCTACAGATATTGCTCTGTGGGAGAAGCTAGTTAAAGAAGAAATGGAAGAGCTTCGCTTGGAGCTTATTGCTGATAAGGTTGACCGAGAAAAGGTGCTGAAAGAGACAGCAGATGTTATGTATGTTGTAACTCCTTTGCTTGGCTTGACTCAGGTGCTTGGTGCTATCGGCCTTGTTAGTGAAGATCGTATGGCTGATATCGCTGATATGATTGAACGTGCAGATAAGATCATGGCTACACCTATTGCTATGTTTGGGCATGACGTCATTCAAGAGGCATTTAATCTTGTACATGCAAGTAACATGTCTAAGCTTGGTGATGATGGTAAACCCATTCGCCGTGATGATGGTAAAATTCTCAAGGGTCCAAACTATAAAGCCCCTGACCTGAGCGCACTGGTGTAACAATGAGATTTAATATTGTTATTGAACTTGAAGTGGACGAGGGTAGCAATATCCTCTCCACCTGTAATACGAACTACGAACAAGATGTTGCGGATAGTGTTGAGAACCTACTACATGATTTAGATGATGTGGACGTTTCTGACATTGTAGTAACACGAATTAAGGGATAGAGCATGAGCATTCGGAACACTAAGGTTTCTGCACGAGCAGAGATTATTACACGGCGTACCTATAACCGTCCAAAAGACGAGGCGGGTACTGTATTTGAGACTTGGGAAGAGACTATTGATCGCGTTATTGGGCACCAAGAGTGGCTGTGGAAACGCGCAAAGAAGGCTGACCTTAGTGTACAAGACTATCAAGAATTGGCTAAGCTGCGTAAGCTTATGGTAGAGCGTAAGGCTACCGTATCTGGGCGTACACTGTGGCTTGGTGGTACTACGGTAGCGCAGACACGTGAGGCTTCTCAGTTCAACTGTAGCTTCGGTGAGATTGAGACGGTGCACGATGTAGTTGACTCGCTGTGGCTGCTGTTGCAGGGCTGTGGTGTAGGATTTAAGCCAGTTGTTGGTACACTTAATGGCTTCACTAAGCCTGTATCTGTTGAAACTGTACGCTCTACTCGCACCAATCGTGGGTATGAGAATAACACCAGCCACTTCTACGTACGCGATGGCTTGAAGGTGTGGGAACTGCGTATCGGTGATAGTGCAGAGGCATGGGCTAAGGCTGCAGGCAAGCTGTTGGCAATGAAAGAGCCTGTTGATATTGTTGTGCTTAACTACCAAGAAATCCGTCCTGCAGGTGAACGCCTCAAAGGCTACGGCTGGATTAGCTCTGGTGATGAACAAATCCATGTAGCATTTAAAGCTATCTGTGATATCCTTAGTAATCGTGCAGGAAAGCTTCTGCGTCAGATGGATATCCTAGACATTGAGAACTGGCTTGGTACTATCTTGTCGTCTCGCCGCTCTGCAGAGATTGCTGTTATGGACGTTGAGAGCCAAGAGATTGATGACTTCATTGTAGCTAAGCGTGACTACTGGCTGCATAACAACCACCACCGAACACAGAGTAACAACTCTATTCTGTTCCACCACAAGCCATCTAAGTGGGAGTTGCTTTATATCTTCCAGAAAATCCAAGAAGCGGGTGGCTCTGAGCCAGGGTTTATCAATGCTGAGGCAGCTATTAAGCGGGCACCTTGGTTTAAGGGTGTTAATCCTTGTGCTGAAATTTTGCTGGGTAACAAGAGTTTCTGTAACCTCGTCGAGGTAGACCTTGGTAAGTTTAATGGTAACGAAGTAGCACTGTATGAAGCTATGTATCTTGTTGGTCGTGCCAACTATCGTCAGACTTGTGTGAACCTTGACGATGGTGTGTTGCAGCGTTCTTGGCATGAGCTTAATGAGTTCTTGCGTTTGTGTGGTGTTGGTGCTACTGGTATTGTACGCTGGGAACACGTAGATAAAGCTATTGCATGGGCTGCTATTCGTGAGTACGCAGTAAGTGGTGCTAACTCTATGGCAGATGAACTCGGTCTTCCACGTGCTAAGCTGGTGACTACGGTTAAGCCTTCTGGTACACTTGGTAAGATTATGGATACTACGGAGGGTGTTCACAAGCCTCTTGGTAAGTACATCTTCAACAATGTTAAGTTCGGCAAATATGATCCCTTGATCCCACAGCTTCGTGATGCTAACTATCACATCTTTGAACTTGACTCCATGAAAGATGCAGTGTTTGTTCGTCTTCCTGCTTCATATGAAGATGTTAAGTTTGACATTGTAGATGGTGTTGAAGTTAACCTTGAGTCTGCTGTAGCACAGCTTGATCGCTATAAGCTTATCATGGAAAACTACGTAGACCACAACTGCTCTGTGACTATCAGCTACGACCCATCTGAGGTTCCTGCTATTGTTGATTGGCTTAGTGCTAATTGGGATACTTATGTGGGTGTGTCATTCATCTATCGTAATGATCCAACTAAGACAGCTAAAGACCTTGGCTACGAATACCTGCCACAAGAGGTTGTAACTAAGGAAGTATTTGAAGCATATACAGCCACCCTTGGTATGCTGGACTTGGATAGAGCTAATACTCTCGAAGAGCTTGACCAAGAAGGTTGTGCTACAGGTGCTTGCCCAATTCGATAGGAGACAACATGTACTATATCATCACTAAAGATAACTGTATCTACTGCGATAAAGCTAAGATGTTTCTTATTGATAACATGGAAGCCTATCAAACTATTGACTATAAAGATAATGTGTTTATGAAGAAGCTTATGTTTAAAGCTGAACTCGTGACACTGCCACAGATTTGGCATCATGATGAATACGTAGGTGGTTACAATGAACTTCTTTCGTATCACAGCTATTTAGATGTTGACTTAATTCTGTAACTGTGCTATATAGCTAAAGTGGGGTGCGGCACTTAAAACGCACAACCTTATCGCTAGAGTAGCTTAGTGGCTAAAGCCAGATGCTCATAACGTCCAGATCGTGGGTTCGAGTCCCTCCTCTAGCACCAAGCCCCCTTAGCTCAACTGGATAGAGCAATTTCTAGGTAGATTATCATATTCCCAATGACAGTTTGGGCAAAGAAGTTTTAGGTTGTCTCTATCGTTTATTTGTGATATAGTTGCAGTTAGTGGAAAGTCTCCTATAGCTTTTATGTGACATACTTCTACGTGCTTATCATAACTACAAAAATCACATACTTGTGGTTCATTCTTAACAGAAGCCCTAGCTCTACTACGTATTAACGCATATGCACTGGACTTGTGGTGTTTATGATACGTAGCCTCTTCTAGGGTAAAGTCTCTTATAGTAGAACATGCATCGCATTTACTTTTTCTCGCACTAATTACTGTATCACAAGCACTACATGTGCGTAACCTTGCCTTCCTTTTAGGTACTTTATTAGTCTCTTTTGCAGCACAAGACCTAGAACAAAATTTAGGGTTTGTAGTGTCTTTAAGGCAATAAGCACACTTCGTCATGGTATAACTCCTGAGGTTCTCGCCCCCACATTGGTCTTCTAAACCATTGGCATTATAATTAGTGGGATGGACGCCCTGAGGTTCAATTCCTCCGAGGACTTCCAGAATTATACCATACTTGAAACTTTAGTCAAGTAGCTACACCATTACTTTAATTATGCCCTAGTAGCTCAGTTGGTAGAGCAGACGCCTTGTAAGCGTATAGGTCGGGAGTTCGAGTCTCTCCAGGGGCACCAATAAAACATGGTTCTAGTTATACGGTATACGTGTAGTTGTTCACCGTTACCTCGCTTATGGTATTCGACTGTAGTAACGCCATAGGTCAGGCGGCTTAAGTGTCCGTTTTCTACATCCGTGATGAACACCGATACCACGGAAGAGTATCGCCGTACCTGGTAAGCGGCACAACGTAACAACATAAAGTTTACACAATGCAGCATGAACTTTTTAGTGACTTACCTACATTGATACAGGATGGGCATTCAAAGACATGCTCAAAGTGTAGCAGGGAGTTACCCCTATCCTCGTTTAGTAGAGCAAGTGGTGGAAACTATCTTAGAACAGAATGTAAGCGATGTTCAAGAGAGCTATCAAGTGTACGTACAAAGCTAGGTAAGAACATTCCAAAGCCCAGCGCTGACTACCAATGTCCTATCTGTAACAAGAAAGCAGAAGATGTTGTAGGTCATGGCGGTAAAAGTGGTTCCGCTTGGGTATTGGATCATAACCACGAAACAAACAGCTACAGAGGATGGCTATGTCACAAGTGTAACAGGGGCTTAGGCTCATTTAACGATAACACAGAAACCCTTCAAAGAGCGATTAAATATTTGTATGGCACGTAACAAGCCCAAAATTACGCGACCTCAACGTGGTAAGCAACAGCAGCCACAAAGACCACAACGCAGCCGCTACTCTAATGCAGAAGCAGAGAGCACTGCACGTGTTGTAAACCTTACACCAAAGAATGATAACCAAGGTAGAATGATTAAAGCTATGCGTAGTAGCTCACAGGTTATTGTGACAGGCTATGCTGGTACTGGTAAGACCTACCTAGCAGCAACAGAAGCAGCTAATCTGTATCTACAGCGTAAGATTAAACGCATTGTAGTACTGAGGCCTGCTGTAGCTGTAGGTAAAGACCCAGGAGCATTGCCAGGAGACTTGGCTGAGAAGAATGCACCGTGGGCTGCACCAGTTATTGATGTGCTCATTGAGCAGCTTGGCAATGGTGTAGTAGAGTCTGGACTAAAGAATGGCAACATCTTAGCTCAGCCTATTGCTACAGCTAGAGGTAAGACACTAGCTAACGCCTTTATCATCATTGATGAAGCACAGAACCTAACCATTGAAGAGCTTAAGCTACTCACTACACGTGTTGGTGAAGGCTCTCGCTTAGTTATCAATGGTGACATTAAGCAGACTGACTTGCGTGGTAAGACACACAGTGGTCTAGCTAAGTGCGTACAGATGGCTACTAAGTATAACATGGGTATTCCAATCATCGACTTCGGTATTGACGACATTGTTCGTAGTGATATCTGTAAGCAATGGATTATCGCTTTTGACGCTGAGGGACTATAATGACACCATTTGAAGCTGGCCAACAAGGCTTTGTTAAGACACACCGTAACAACAATAGATACGGTACACCTGAATACAAGGCATGGATTGCTGCTAAGTTCGTAGCTACTAACCCATACAAAGAAGGTACGCAAGCGTATCGTGAGTGGGAACGTGGCTTTAATGTTTCATACAAATACAATAAGGACTACATGAATGCCAACTAAAGATATTACGAATGCTCTATTTATGGATGCACTAGCGGAAGCACTAGACCCAATTGCTGAGTTTCTGCAGGATGGCTTGCATGATTCACATGAACGTAGGAATGCTATTACTAAATTCTCTGAACTACAGTTTTGGGTAGGTGAGTGCATTGATAACTACGGTGTTAAGACTACCTAGATAAAAAGAAACCCCGCTACAATAAAGTAAAGCCCCCTAAGGATATTCCTAGGGGGCTTTTTTCACTTTACTTCCCAGTCCCTGTTTAACCAAGTCTTAAGTCTGTGACAGTTAGCGCACAGTGTTTGTAGATTTGTCTTATCATTATTACTATGCACACCGTCTATGTGGTCTACATCAAGTTGGCAGGTGTGTACCGCTACAAAACCACAACATTCGCACGTATCTTTTTTGTACTTTTTATACACGTGATTTTTGTTTCTTTTTGCAGCAGATTCTTTTGTCCACTTATTTTTATACCCAGTCCTCTTCCTACTAGCGTATGTTTGACAATTGTGTGTGCAGTATTTCTTGTCTGACCTATTTGGCACGAAGCTTTCGCTACAGTGCTCACATAATCTAGCGGGGTATTGTTTTGCCATATAATATCCTAGGATTGCTGTGCGGGGTTTTTGCTTAATCTGCTTTTAGATAGTCAGCTTTAGTTTCAAGGTATGTTTTTAGAATATCAAGTTGATCTGGTGTCAAGTCGTATACTTCTTTATCACCAAAGCTATCCCTAAACATAGACATTGCCTCCTGTACACTTTTCTTATTAAACTTAGTAGTGATATCAAACAAGGAAGCTACGTGCTGGTCTTCAACAACAATGCTGCCACGGAGAGCTTCAAGCGCCTCTTTCTTAGATGCAGCCAAGGCTCTATTAACCATAGCCTGTTTCTTATCTAGGGGTGCCTCTTTGAATGTCTTACTAGAGTCAAGCAGCCTCATGTTATACTCTAGGATAGGAGCCATAACTTCATTTACAGCATTATTTGCCTCTGGTACCGGTGAGTATACGTCTGCTTTATACAACTCCTTGCCTACTTGTGTTAGTACTTTCTCTGTAGTAGTCAGAGGTGGAAGCGTTCTACGACCAATTACTTGCGTTGGCTGTAGATCAATAGGACCAGAACGTACTGCAGTTCTCTTCCCTGGGGGTACACCCATAGCAGTTCCTGTAGCTGCCTCAGATATTACTGCAAAGATTTGATCTACGTAACGGATGCTATTGTTTAGTGCTTGTATACCCTGCTTACGATCTGGACCTTCGTAGTCTTCGCCACGATAGATAGCCGCAGCATAGTTAACTGGATCAATAGGACGCATCATACCGCTTACATAGCCAAGACCAAACGTCTCATACATAGCAGCCATAGACTTCTTGAGGTACATGGACGATTCATCTGGATTGTTAATTGCATCTAGGATAGCTTGAGTAGAACCAATCAAACCCTTTTCTTGGTCTGAAAGCTGTCGTGTCATTTGTCCTGGCCCAAGTGCAACAGCCATATCTGCTTTAAGTTCTTCTGGCATCTCTTCATCAGATATCCAGTAGTGGAATATAGCAGCACCAGCACGGAGGAAGTTCTCTGGATATTCGTATTGTCTATTTACGATATTACCCTCGTCGTCGAAGTCTTGGTTATACTTCAAACCTGCTGCAATGTTATGTGCATACTTACCTGCAAGAGTGTACATAAGGGTAAGACCCACTACACCACGAGAGATAAGCTCTGCTGTGTCTCTGCTATTATGGTTAACTAGGTTAGCACCGCCGAAGATACCCTTCTTAGCACCATTAGCCGCCATAGTGATAACTCTAGCAGCACCACCTACACCAGTATAATCAGACATAACACGAATGGTGTTGTTGAAGAACCTGCCGAAGGGAATAACAGTACCAACAAAAGGAACTCTGCTAAGGCTCTCAATGAATGCACCCGCTTTTTCTAGTGGGTTAGCATCCTTACCAGACTTAGATGGCAAAGACATAACCATACGCATAGCATCTTCATAAGAGTTAGACATAACATCTAGGTAGTCTTGTGTCTGCATCTTAGCCAGTAGATCAGGCCTATTGTAGAACTCAGTTAGGCCTACATCAGCACCGAACTTAAGACGTAGATTCTTATCAAGAGCAGGTACAAAAGCCATAGACTTAGTATAGCCGTCAAGAGCTTTACCTAGCCAGATAGTTTGTGCTGCATCTACCATCTTATCGCCCATCTTAAGGAACTTTGTATCCTCAAGCTTAAAGCCAAACTGTTTATAGAAGTCTTCACCTAGAGCAGCCTGATCCGCACCAGATACTTGGTTACGCATCATCTTGTTAAGCAGGTCTGGGTGTGCAGCAAGAATACCGTCAAAGGCTTCTTTAGTAGTTGCGGGGTTCAGGTATGTAGTCTGCTTAAATACAAGTGCTTTACGGATAGCTTTACCCTGCTCTTTCTGTGATGCAGAGAAGAAGCCAAGCCCAGAGTGTAGGGTAGCTCTAACTAGATCAGAGATATCATCCATAGCAGCCATAGCCACGTGACCCTTAGCGTTCATCATAGACGTTGCAGGGTGTGCTGTGACGGCACGAAGGAATAGGTTTTGAATGTAGCCCATCTTGTTCCACGCACCAGTAGCTGCAGAGGGAATAAATTTAGGCTGGCTAAGCAATGCACCAGCAGTAGGCGTAACATAATCATTAGATAGCTTACGGATTTGAGATGCGACATTCAGACCCTGACCATAAGACTTAAACTTCTTAGCAATCATATCACCAAACTGTCCTGGGGATAGGTCTTTGTAGTTAGCCACAGAAGCACCGAGGTTATTAACAAAAGAGTCCTGCATCTGCTTATGGTAGTCTGCTGGAAGCTGGCGAATTACGTTACTGATGAAGTCCATAACACCATCATCTGTATCTTTCTTTGCTGGAATAGTAACACCAGCAGAAACAAGCGATTCTGCAAGGCCAGTTATGCCATTCTCTTTATTACCAAGGAGCACGTACTTCCAGAAGTCAGTATCATCAGTAAGATCACCGAAGTTACCTGTACCCATCTTAGCGCCACCACGTGCAGCTTTCTTCTCCCATGTAGAGGTCATCTTGAGGGGGTCGGATATAAGCGTAGTAAGAGCAAAGTCAAGGTTAACAGCGATATTCTTAGCAGCTACCTTAGCAGCAGCCTTTGGTGTAGATGGGCCAGCAGCTTTAGCAGCATTAACCTTATCAAGGATGTCAACAGGTACGTCAAGATTTACAGCTTTAGTAGCTTTAGAGATACCAGACATAGCACCTTGAATCATGCCGCCACCAAGAGCACCAAGAGCAGTCAAACCACTCTGGAATGCACTATAATCCTCTTGTGCTCCTGTATCAATCATGCCACTCTGGTACGCATAGTCTACGCCCAGCGCTGTAGCAGTATCCAAGGCGGTAGTAGCAATAAGCTTATTCGTTGCCTCCTTCTTTAGGACACCAGAAGATGCAGCAGCAGTCATAGACTTACGAAAAGCCATGTTAGATGCAGCAGCAGCCTCAGCTTGTACCACCTTAGCAGAAGCTTTACGTGCAACAGCCTTCTTTGTGGCCTCCGTAGCGGCCTTAGTAGCAATAGCTTTAGCTGCTGCACCAGCCCCCTTAGTACCAAAGCGAGTAGCAATACCTGCGCCACCAAGAATAACAGCTAAGTTAGTTGGGTCAACGATAGTGGAATATGCATAATCGTACAGACCGTCAAAGGTATCACCCCAGCTAGCTTGCTCACCAAAGATGCTACCCATGCTATCAAATAGCTTATAGGCATCACCAGCAATAGCTTTATCTTCATCCGAAGCACCGCTAAGATCGTAGACCTCATTCAGAACAGTCATGGAGTTACCAGCAGACCAAGAGCGCATACGGTTAATGTACTTATCTGCTACCTCTTGGTTAGTGAGACCGTCTACAGCTTCACCAGCATACAGCTTGAGGTATTTACGCATAGTGCCTTGGTACGCCTCATTCTTGTACAGATCAGCTACAGCAAGTGGTTTCTGTTGCTCTTGTGAAAGATTAGTAGAAGCCTCAGATTTAGACATGGTAGATACAGCAGCAGGAGCACTAACTAACCGCTGAAACTCCGTCATAGGCTTATCCACAGCAACAGGTGCAGTTGGCTCCACTGTAGTGGCAGTGGTAGTGTCAGCAATTGGTTCTTTGATTGTGTGTGTAGTAGGAGATACACGTTCTACCGTGTACTCCTCTACTGGTACGTCCTCACCAAGAACTAGGCGTTGAAAGATGCTCTTCTTTGTATCGGTCATTGTTAGTTCCAGTTATTATTTGTTCAAGAAACTAGTGTAGTAGCTCTCAAGTTCAGGTGGAATGAATGATTTATCAAACACTGTTGCATACTCTAGTAGAATAGGTCCAAGCTTATCATTTGCAATCAGTACATCTTTATTGTTATTGATTAGATCAAGCGCAGCATAGGGTCCGTCAACACTCTCTTGTAGGAATGTCTTAGTTCCCATAATAGCTTGTGCTCTGTCCACTACAGCACTGTTAGTACGGAGTGTGGGGTTATTAGCAACCTCATATCCAGCCATACCAGGGTTGTTGAGTGCATCGTATACAGCCTTAACACCGAAGTTCTTCATCAGTAGTGAGGGGTTATTCTTAGAGGCCTGTTCTATTGCAATAGTTAGCTCAGCTTTTGCTTCACTAGCCGCCATTTTTGCTGCACTACTCTGTGTTTCATCAAGAGTAATTTTAGATAGCCTATTAAGCCTGTCTTGTGCGTCAGACATCATTGTATTGTTTACAGTATCAACAACCACTTTGATCTGCTCTGGTTTCTGTGTAGTGGACTTATTAGCAGCACCAGCAAACATAACAGCAAAATCACCTGTAGTAGTACTACCATCAGTACCCTTTACTGTAGTAGCAACATCTGTTGTGATGCCACCCGCACCTACGGTAGCACGGAGTTTTGCTACTTGATCCTTTGTTAGACCCTCTACATTAGAAAGAAGGGAGTTAAGTTTAATGAGACCCCTATCTGATCCATCAAGGTAAGGACTCAAATCCTCGCTACTAAATCCATGGTCCAGCAATAGTCCTGCAGTAGTTGCTGCATCCGCTACCTTCTTATCTCTAGCAGCTTTTGTTTCTATAGTGTATCTAGCGGAAACCATATCAAGATCGTGCTGAGTGCTACGTGCCCAATCTTTATCTTTCTGCTCAAGCTCTTTGGCCAAGAGTTCGTCTTCACGGGTTCTCTTGTCCTTCTCACGCATAATGTTAGTTGCTTCACCAAAGAAGCCTGCTGCAAACCCTGCGTTCATTACATAGCTCCTTTACGTGCCATTAGGCCACTCTTAACTGGTGGCATAGGCTCCTGAGGCACTGCATCTACTGCAATCTCTTGCATAGGGGCTTCTGCAGTATCCTTAGGTGTAGCATCAGTAAGACTATCTGTAACTTCACCAATAAACTCTGCCCCAGGATCATTGGGCTTAAGTGACTCAAGGCGCTTCTTCATCAGATAGCTAAGCTTAGCTTCTTCTTTGGCTCTAGCTGCAGGCTCATTAGCAAAGCCTTCAATGTAATCAATCTTAGCTTTCTTAGCTGCAGTGATGATAAACTCATGCAGTACAGGAGCAACGATAAGACCAACATCTACAGAGTACAAGCCATTCATCGTAGACACCGTGTTCAGTGTATTAACAAGAGCCTTAACTGGAAAGCCAGACTCAAGTGCAAATAGAAGATCGTCCATAACGTCCGGCTTAGTCATACGCTTGGTATGAAACTTAATAGCCTCTTCTGGGTCTTCCATTTTAGGTGGCTGTTCCCAAGGAGCATTGCCAGGTTCAATGGTAAGTGATTGGCCTGGAATTGGTGCTGTAAAGTTCATTCTTATCTCTCGCTATTGCTATATCTATTGTAGCCATTTTGGAACTTAGTTAGGTACTCAGAGCCTGTCATGTAGCCATCACTCTTTTCACCAGACTTAGCTACAGGCTGTCCTGTAAACCACACAGATACGGCATCTTCAAGTGTACCATGCTTCTGCTTAGCTTTTTCCATACGGTGTAGGAATAGTGCATCCTGCATTTCAGGGCTATTCATAAACTGTTCTTCGGTTACTACTTTACCAAACGCATCTTTACTCCACTCTTCAAGATTTCCTGGCATTACCTGATAGGCACCCATAGCTCTCTCGCCAGCATACTGACCGCTCTTCATTAGGGGTCCACGAGCAGAGTAGTCACCGCCACTACTTTCGATGTCTTTAATGGCCTGTATTAGAGCTTTTGTATTAGTCTTACCACCATCAAGCCAACGTCCAGGCTCTATACTAACGGTATCACTAAGGCTCTCTACAGTATTGACAGACTCTGGTGGGGGAGTATACCCATCATCTACTCCACGGAATGCAGAGATATAACGTGTAGCAAGATCACTCTTAGTTGTAGAGTATTCAGAGTTGTCCGCCAGCTTTAGTCCTGTGTCAGCAGCAGCACGAAGTCTCTCTTTTGTATTTTCGGCAGTACGTGCAGCAATTCCTCTACGTCTGCCTGATTCACCCGCAGTAGCTGCTGGATTTGGACCAACAGATTGCAGAATACTATCTGCCATAGAGGATGCTTCTTGATAATATGTATCATATGACATTAGTTTAATGGTCCTTTATTAAAGTATCTTAAATAGGCCTTCAATAGCACGTGCAGCAAATGCACCTTTGGCTGTATCTGCCGCAAGCTTAGATTCTTGAGCAGCGGTTAGCTGAGCCATTGCCACATTAGCGGCACGATCAGCCGCATTCTCAGAACTCTGAAAAGCAAATGCCATGACATCACGTTCACGCTGCCACAGATTAGCCATAGCCTGCGTTGTCATACCAGTTGCAGATTGTGCATCTTGCATATTAGCCTGTTGCTGTGCTGCAGTATTAGTGGTAGCAATCTGTTGACGCCACTGTGCGTTAGCCTGAGAGATAACTAGAGTGTTAGTAGCCTCAAATTGATCTCTTTGGTTCTGTACCTCAGCATTAAACTTAAGGATAGTATTTTCTTGATCCGTAGCAAACTGAGTCATAGCGTTACTTTGGGTAACATTAAACTGTTGTGTCTGAGAAGTCAAGCCATCATAGAACTGTTTTACTTGATTTTCGGAAGAAGCGTTAAACTGTTTGGCAGCATTCTCAGCAGCAGCGTCAGTAAACATGGAGTTGATCATAGCCTGAGACTTAAACAGTGTAGTTTGCTGTTCATTGTTCAGGTTAGTCATGTCCATCTGCAAGAAGGATTGTGCATTCTGTACTGCAGCTTGTTGACGGTTATTGAGGTTAGTAAGATCAAGCTGAGACATAGCTGCAACATCAGCCATAATCTTAGCATTTCTGGCGCTGAGGTTATTAAGATCAACAGACTGTGCAAGCTGAGCATTCTCAAGTGCAATCTGAGTCTCAGCAGTAAAGTTCATATTGGCAATGTCACTGATCTTAGCAGCATTAGTAACACGAGTTTGGAAAGCTTGGTCAAAGTCTTGCTTAAGGAAGTCTGCCCTCATTTGTGCAGATACAAGCGTAGACTGTTGACGATTGCTTAGGTTCTGTGCTTCAAAGCTAGCACGAGTCTGTGCATCAATTTGTGCAATAGGCAGAGCAGATTCCATAGCAGCTTGGATAACAGCTTGACCAGCAATAGAAGAAGCACCAAGACCACGCTGTACAAGCATAGCATTAGCAGCCCGCATAGCACCCGCAGCCCAAGCAGGAGTAGCGCCATTGTCAAAGTCAGACATCAAGCCTTCAAGTTGACCTGCTACAGTAGCTTGTTTAGAGGGAAGAGCCTCTGCAGCTACAATCTGAGTAGCCTCATTAACCTTAGCCATATCAACAGCAGAGCCAGAGACAGCTTCACCAGCCTGTAGAGCACGTGCTGCAGGAGCCTGTACTGTTTGGGCTTTAGCAATCTGTGCAGCGTCTACACCAAGCTGTGTTAGGTTGGCTGGGTCCATAGATGCAGCATTTACTTGAGCTTTATCCGTTACAGTACCCTGTGCCGCTTTAGTTGCATCAACAACACCCTGTGTACCAGTTTGCGTCATAGTAGTATCGACTTTAGCAGCAGTAGCGGCAGTAGGAGTTGCAGCTTGAGCAGTCTGACCAATGTTAGCTGGGGTTACAATATTAGCTGGGGTAGCTACTTTACCTGCATTAGGATCAATAGTTTGTGCAGCATCTTCTTTTACAGTTGCAGCGGTAGTTGGGGTAATAAGTGCAGAAGGATTAGTATAGGCATTAACAGCCATATCCTGCGTACCAGCTTTAAGTGCTGCAGCCTTCTCAGCTTCTGTTTGCACTACACCACCATCAGCCATAGCCATGCCCTGTGTTGCAGGTGGCATAGCTTTAAAGGCAGGCTTACCATCAATCATGCGCTGGGCTGTTTGTGCATATGTACCCATCTTAGCTGCAGCGGCTGGATTAGCGGATAGAAACTGATCCATTTGTTTAGAGTCTGGGGAGCCAGTATAGCCTAGCTTCCCAAGTAGTGTAGCAGTTTGTTGTGGAGTAAATCCGCTAAATTTCTTAGCCATTAGTTATACCTTTATTTACGTAGTGCAGTTTCAATACTGTCAAGCTTTGAAAAGATAGCACGGAGATTATCCCGCAGCTCTTTATTCTCACGATCATGCGCCTGCTTATTAGCTTCGATCTGATTCTGTATAACTGCTAGCGTCACATGATGTTCCTGCTGTTTGTTATGCATTAGCCAGATAAAGGCTGCAAGCGGGGCCACTACCCATTTTAGTGCTAAGTCAAGTAGTTCCATTTAGTAGCCCCTAAGGTTGTACAGGCCAGGCCACATCCAACGGGAAGCCAGCCTGAGCAGTCACATCCCGCAATGCCTGACGATACACAGCCCACGCAGCTTGGTCTACAGGTGCATCTGCAACCTGCGTCCAGTCACATGCTGCAAGCAGTGCGTTACGCTCTGCACGGACCTGCTCTGCCGTGGGTGCTGGCTCAACGTAGGGTGCAATCTCAATACCCTGTTCAAGGATAGCCGCATAGTGACGGTTGCCAGCGTCAGCGGGGATTGACATCTGGACGCCATCGACCAGTGCGTTGATGCTACCCGTGGCGGTGAATTGTGCGTTTAGGATATTCATGTTCATGGCTTATAACTCCGCATCTGTTGTGTATCCAAAGTTCCATCTTGCACGGGAACCCGTCCCAACGTCAGCGGACTTGCTGATCTCAAAGTGGGCCGCGTCTGTATTGGCGAAGGCAACAATCCCAGAAGATACGTTTACGTTGCTCCCAAATACGTTCTGGTTGTTAATAGAAACCGATGGAGAAACACGTTTTGCAACCTTATACGGCACGGTCACACCCATCCGATAGTTAAGGTGGTCAATCTCAATACCACCCGTGCCAACCTCATAATACCGCTGACACAGCGCCAGTTCTGTCCCCACGGGCCTGCGCTCAAACGGTGTGGCGACGGAGCCTGCTTCGAGTTGGACTTGTGCGATGTAGATACTGTCACTGTTCAAGTTGGACCCAAAAGCGCCTTCCTTGATGTCAAAGGTTAGTTCCAGCCTTGAGTTCGCCCCGATGGTCTTTCCTGCAATAGAAGGGATGCTGACAGTAGCAGTAAACTTTTGCCAAGAAGTCGTCAGAGAAACGGGAGATGCGTTGGTGTCTACGTTAGCGGACCCGGCGAAGACTTGGGAGAAGCGTAGCCGAATGGCGCGTGTTGCTGATGCCTTGGCGTAAAATGAGACCGTTACTGTCTGACCCGCAAACGTGCGAACGTCCTCAATTTTCTGGCTCACGTTCCCAGCAGTCATCGTATAAGACGACCCCCGTATGCGGTAAAAGTAAGTAGGCTCGTTAGGCACATCTGTCTGCCCAACTGTGAACGCTTGACGGGATTGCGTCACTGTTCCAGAAGGACCTGTCACGTTGTGAACCCACCGATCAGCCAGATAGTCACTCCCAGAAAGACTCGTCCCCCGCTGCCAGATGTCAAAATTCCCGTTGATGATGGCGTTGCGACCTACAAATTGCTGAACCGCGTTAAGTTGGGAGGTAGTGGTGGTTACACCGTCAAGAATGTTAATCTCTGTTGCCGTTGCCGTAAGACCCAGATTCGTCAAGGCACCAGCAGCGGTAGATGCACCAGTACCACCATCAGCAATAGCCAAGTCTGTAATACCTGTAATAGTACCGCCAGTAATAGTTGCAGCACCTGTATGTGTACCAGCCGTGTTACCAGTTACATTACCGGTTACGTTACCAGTTACATTACCTGCAAGATTGCCAGAGAAGCCACCAGTGGTATGAATTACATTACCTGCAGAGGTCCAGCGATCATTAGCTTCATCCCATAGCCACGACACATTAGCAGAAGTACCACGCTCAATCTCAATGCCAGCACTCTGTGATGGAACACCAACTTCATCAGAGTTAAGCGTAACGATGCTATCAGCAATGTTTACCGTGTTACTATTCACTGTAGTAGTAGTACCGTTAACAATCAAGTCACCTCCGATGATAGCAGTACCTACAGTAGTGAGTGTACCAGGGAGTGTTACAGCAGAGGGCAAGCTAAGCACAGGGCTAACGCCTTCACCTACACCAGAAGTTACAGTGATTTGATTGGCAGTACCGCTAACACCAGCTACATAGTTACCCGTAGTGTCAGTACCTAGTGCTACAGAGTTTGGCTGTACAGTGGTTACGATGTTTACGTTAGCGGAGCCATCAAAGGACACAGAACCAGTAACGTCGCCACTCAAAGATACAGTACGTGCAGTTGCAAGCTTAGTAGCAGTAGAAGCGTTACCATTTACAGCACCTGTAAGGTTACCAGTGATACCAGTAGTAGAGCTAATGGATGTGAAGGCACCCGTAGATGGAGTAGTTGCACCGATAGGGGTAGCATTGAGAGAACCGCCAGTAATGGTAGCATTAGATGAGATAATAGCAGCACTAACAGATGTTGCGGCTACCGTAGTGAAGGTTGCAGCAGCAGGGGTAGTTGCACCAATAGTAGTACCATCTACTGCACCACCGTTAATGTCTACAGTAGCAAAAGTAGAAGTGCCGCTGGAGGTTACATTACCCGTAATACCAGCAGTAGAGGATACAGTGGTGAAGCTTGCGGCGGCAGGGGTAGTAGCACCAATAACAGTAGCGTCAATAGTGCCAGCATTAATGTCTGCGGTGTCCGCTGCAAGGCTGTCTATGTTTGCAGTACCATCAATCCATAAATCTTTATATTGCAGCGATGGTGTACCGAGGTCAACAACATTGGTAGTCTTTGGGTACAACTGAGAAGAAGTAACGATTACATCTTGTACTGGACCAAGCTTTGTGATAGGGGCACCGCTACCCGATGTCCCGTCATGCGTGTGGCCTGTGCTAGCATTGAAGGCACTTTGTACAGCGTTAAACTCGTTATCCAAGTCGTCAGCATTTGCTACTTTATTGTTTGCGATGTTATCTGCTGTATCAGCACGAGAGTAACCTGTCATTCTATTACCTTATTGTCTATCATTAGGCATAAACTCGATAATAGCAGCATCGAGTGTGTGGGATGGATTTGTTGAGTTGTCATCAAAGCGGATAGCAAATGTCTTGCCTGCACCAACTAGTTGTGTTACGTATACCTTATCCAGATCACCGCCGAAGGTGAAGTTACCCCAAGTAACACCAGGAGCACCCCATAGTGCTGTACCGCCACTAGTACCTATGATATCAAAAGTTGGTGGCTGGATAACTGTAGCATTGTTGATTCTGTTGAAGTCAAACTTAATTCCGCACTGTACATTAAATGTTCCAGTAGGACTTACGTAAAGCGTCATCTTGTATAGTGTTTTACGAATTTGTGGATCGGTAATAGGCATATAAGGAGATTCATAGATGGCGTTTATATTAGCACCGTCTAGGCTATTTCCACTTTCCATTGTGTACACATAACCGTCATCATTGGCAAAGTATATGGCCTCACCTGACGCGGAATACTTACTATCTACTGCATGTACCTTGAAGCCTTTAAGTGTGGACCACTCAATACGAGAGGCACCCTGATCACTAAACTTAGTTGCAAGCAACCCTCTATGGTTCTTTGGTGTATCGGATGGTATATAGGCAAACAGTCTATACTGAGCTTTACCACGAATGACCATACTTGTATAGGTATCTGTTGAATCAATGACAATCCTGGCATCCTTTTCGATGGGACTAGATGCAATCTCAAGAGCAAAGTCGTCGATACGATTTGTTGCACTAAGAAGCCTAAGACCATCTGGAGCCAGATAAATTATGTCGCCACCAATCTCTTGGATAGTGTCTCCATCAATACAACCAATATCTTCTGTAATAGGCTGCAGAACAAAGTCAGCAATGCTGTTACCCGTTAGCTGTAATACTTTATTACGAGCAAATACAATAAGTACTTCACGAAAGACTGCCATACCAGTTATAGTATGACCAATATCAATTACACCAGAACCATTGGCTGGGGTGAAGTCTGTATCAGAGTATGGAGCAGTAAATGTTAGCTGTGTACCCTTAGCATAAAAGATGTGATTCTTGAATGAGCGAACATACTTTGCACCTTGTACAGTAGCAGGGGCGGTTGTAATAAAGGTTAGGGTATTTGCTGTATCATTATAGATTGCTGGATAGTTTACGCCATCTACAAAAGCAACCTTATGAGTACTACCAAAGTTATACTCTGCTGTTGAAATCTTATTGCCTGGATTAGCTGCTGCACCAATAGATGTCCATACTGTACCTGTACCGATGTAATACTCTGTATTAGCACCGTTGTTGCGGGCAGCGATAACCTCACCAGCATTTAGATACTTGATTCCTTGAATATCACCTATACCTGGAATTATTGTTTCACTAAACTTAGTATAGCCTAGAACTTTGCGATAACCACCCTCACGAGCAGGTTCGTAGTTCTGCAAGACAGTTGCTGATCCTACTTTATTAATACCCTGCTGCAGAGGGCTTAGGTTACTTACTAGACCCCCCTTAAACTCAATGGGGAATGTTTGCCAAGCTGTAGGCATTATCTAATCCTTGTGTTGGAACCACGATTACCATTGCGATCAATTACAGTAGTACGCACATAGTCAGTACGATTGATAAAGATTGAGCGCATCTGTTTAATGCCATTCATAAACTTATCTTGCGTAGAAGCCGCATCCTGAGAGTTACCACGGAAAAGGTACGCATAGTGCATAGCTCCATCTACGATAATACTACGAAATACTTCTGGAATAGTTGGTACATCGTTATGTAGAATCATGTCAAATGGAAGTCTGTAGTACTCATAAACCAACTCATAGTCTTTATCTGGCGTTGGTACTAGGGTAAATTCCATGTTAGGAGTACGAGCTACAAGTTTTGGAACACCACTGTTTGCGTTAGTGTAGTTATACTCTGAGTCTATGTATTTGTCAAGATAATCTTCGTATTGAAGCACATTTAAATGCGATGTTTCATTACCAAGAGCTACATCCTTCTTAATACGGAAAGTGTTCATATCTACTGTTTTAACATCGGACGGGAATGTATAACGGGATGTGCCAGCAAGCAGAAACTCTTCTTGAGTAACGTGATTAAAGGGCCACTCATAAGCCTGATAGTTAATCTGACGAATAGCAGCGTTAACAGCCTCTTTAGCAGAAGCATAGAAGCCAGAGGCAGTAGCAAAGTTACTTGTGCTAAGCTCTACTTCATTAAGCCTACGATTAACATCATTTACTAGGCCAAGAAAGTCGTATGCCATGTTAGCGCTCCTTAATCATAAGTGTAACAGTGCGTTCTACTGTCATACCTCTACTTGTAGTAATCTGGCAATACATCTTGTATCTAGCGTTATTAGTACCACCGCTGAGTGTGATGGTAGATACAGTGTCACTACTATTGTCATCAACATTAATGATGCCGTTAATACTCAGAGGTGAGACAAGTGGCTGCTTGACTCCATCTGAATCATCAACGTACCAAGTAGATGATGTAATAGTTTCACCATCGTACAGAAAACGAGACCAGTCGATGCTATAGTCTAGTGTTTCATCTTTATCTTTGTTTGGCCACTTATAGCTCATAACACCCTCGTATTTCTATTTATAGTTTTATGTAGTGCTCTCATACTACAGCAGCTACGCTAATAGTACGAGATTCACCAAGTACATGTGGCATTGTTTTAATGTTAACAATACCTTTAGGTATAAAGATAGCCCTACTCTCACTAAGTACAATGTACGTACGCTTTACCGCATAGTCTGGGTTAAACGGACCCTTAATATGTGTATACGAGACTTCAACTTCTGGCGTAGCTACTGTTACAGAGTTAGCTGTAGCTATAATGTTAATAATAGAGTCTACAGAGGTAATTTGTGCAGCACCAGTATTAATATTACTTCTACCAAGTACTACATTAGGAACTACATCAACGCTGCCTACAGATACTACACCAAGCGTAATTGGGGTAGTGAATAGGTAGCATATTATAGTCGCATCTGTCGATGTTACACTAGTAGTATCTGCTATAATATTAGTGGATTCTAGTATATATGTAAGGACAGCAGATGCGTTACTTACAATAGATGGCACAGAAACAATAGTTGTTGATTGTAGTATGACATTAGGTACAACATCTACAGGGGCTACAACACATGCACCGCTGGTAATTTCGGCTGGAAGTAGGTTGTAGCTACCTGCCACTATTGTAGTGCCAACACTTGTAGCACCAGTAACAATCTCTGAATAATTAAATACGCAGTTAAATACCGTGTCTACTTGTGTTATCTCAGTGTTATCTACAGTTATGTCCGTAGATGCTGTTATAACATTCTGTACAACGTCAGAGGAGGCTACACTAAAACTACCAGAAGTTATAGCAATAGTGCTCAGGTTATAGATATATGCTACAGTAGGAGTAGTTACTACTGGTGCTGCAGAAGATATAGAGGATGATACAATTTTATCTATATTTAAGTCATTGGCGGTAATCGCACTATCATCACCAAGCGGAGCGGAGGCGAGTGGGGAAAAGCCAAGCATGTGTTACCTCAAGGTTTGGTGGGCCAGATGACCGAGTAGGGGAAACCCTCTTGCTCCGTTATATCACGAAGCGCCTGACGATACGATGCCCACTCAGGTGTCATGGTGTTGTCGCTCAAGGCCATCCAGTCGGTTGCTGACAGAAGACGCTCACGTTGGTTGCGGACATCTGATGCCTGTCTGTCGTATTCACCATCTACCCATTCGGCCTCTCTAAGATTTAACGCCGCTACTTCAGCTTCGTTTAACTGCACCATACTTCCGTTGACTATTTTGTAATTTGTCATTTGGCTACTCCGTAAAGTGATGCACTGCCATTAACGAAACTTCCTAGCAACTGGATTGAATTATTGCCTTGCTGCCCCCAGTAGCCACCATAATTTTGAACGATTGAGTTACCGCTGCTGCCAAACGCATTTACGGACTGCCCAAAAGTTGCTCGACGGTAATTTGCAGTGCTAGTCCTAGCTAAATCAATTATAAGAACGTAACCAAAAACCCCATACTTACCCGAAGAAGTGTTAATATTAAACTCGCTTATTCCAGTTGAACTGGTTAAATTTTTGTAATTAAGTCCATCATCATAGACGCCATCTATGCCGAAGCGCATGGTAACATTGCTGTAATTGGTTGATACATCTAGCATTAAAAAATATTGCGTGTATCCTGAAACCCCAGTAAACTCTATTGAACTAACCGAACTTGTGACCGTTGCTGTGCTAATTAAATTCCAAGCACCGCCACCACCGCCAACAGCAGCCCCATCAATCGCCAGGGAACCGCCCGTAGCAGAGATGTCATTGGTCTGATGATTGATGGTGACTGCCATTACACTGCAATGCTCCCTGCCATATCTTCCTGCGTCATAACCCAAGCGTAGCACTTGTCCATGAAGGATGCGCCGGATGATGCCTCAATCTCAGTCAGGTCAGCATGGTAGCGGCGGAAGTCCACCTCGCGGGTGTCATCGTTAGGCGTAGCAGTGGCGTAGCCAGCGACATCAATCATCACGGTGAACTTAGGGCCACCCTCACGCATACGGGAGATGCTCCCAGTCACGATACGGAAGTAAGCGCCAGCAAAGGGTGTGCCGTATTGGCTTGTCTCAAGGTTTAACTGAATAGCCATGTTGGCCTCCTTTAAATGTAGATGACTTCTGATGTGTCTAGGTTGCAAACCCACCGAATGTTAGTA